AGGCTGTCGTAGTGCCGGGCGATGGCCCGGGCCATGATCGACAGGGCGGCGCGCTGCACCGGGTAGTTGGCGCACTGGGTCAGGGCGATCTCGGACCCGCGGCGGCCGTCAGGGCGGCCCATCCAGATCGTGCCGCCGTCGGCCATGCGCAGGTAGCCGCGGTTCCGGTGCGCCTCTGCCATGGCCTTGTGCCGCAGGTCGAAGGCGCGGGGGTAGCGCGCGGCCCAGAAGTCGATGTAGCTCTGCGCTTCATCCATCGACCTCTTCATGGTCGCCGCCAGCCCGGGCGCGCCGATGCCGTAGACGATGCCGAACGACACGCCCTTGGCGGCCTGCCTGATCTCCTTGTCCTCGACGACCTTCTTGTCGAGGCGGCGCCCGGCGATGTGGCTGCCGACCTCAAGGTGAACGTCGCCATGCACCATGTCGTGGAGCAGCTGGTCGTCCTCGGCCAGCAGGGCAAGAACGCGCAGCTCGATGCCGCTGTAGTCCAGCGAGACCAGCAGGTTCCCGGGCCCGGCAACGAAGCTCTGGCGCACGCTCAGGCGCTCGCCGAAGAACTCCCGGTCGCGGGGGATCTGCTGCAGGTTCGGAGCGGAGCTGGAGAACCGGCCGGTGCGGGCGGCGGCGATGTTGTACCGGGCGCGAACCCGGCCGTCACCGGACAGCGCCGCCCGGCTGATCAGACCGTCGCCGAACGAGCTGATGTACTTCTGCAGGGTCTTGTACTCGGCCAGCGTGGTCAGCGCGTCCTGCATGGGCGTGCCGGCGAACATCACGCCAACCAGCCGCAGGTCGCTGTTCGCCGTCGACAGCAGGCCGGTCTTCTCGGTGCGTGGCCAGTTCTGCAGGGCTGCGTCTGGCAGCAGCCGGGAGAAGAACTCGCTGAGCTGCTTGCCGCTGTTCAGGTTCTCGACCTCGTCCTCGGTGATGAACTCGCGGATGGCGACGATGCGCTCGTCGCGCAGCTCCTCCCAGTGCTCGACCAGCTTGCGGTGCCGCTTCGGGTCAAGCAGCATACCGGCCTCTTCCATGGCAATCACCGCCGGGATCATGTCGTTCAGCAGGTTGAAGGCGCGCATGTGGTCGGCGTCTGCCTTGGCGCGCCAGTGCTTCCACAGTCGCCACGTCCAGAGCGCGTCGTCTGCGGCGTACTGCAGCTGCGACGGCGTCAGCTCGACCGCGCCCCAGTCGCTGGCCTGCTCGTCCTTTGGCATGTCGTAGTCGAGATCCCACTTGAGGGCCTGCGCGAGGCTGAAGTGCCCGCCGCCCTCGATCGCCCGGCGCAGGTAGCCGACATCCCAGCAGGTGATCGGCTCGTCGGTCGCGGCCATGAACCACCGCTGCTCGAAGCCGGCGTTGAAGACGACCCACGCCGCGTCCGCGAACCAGTGCGCGACCGCGGCGAAGCCGCCCTCGATCTGGTCGAAGTCGATCACGGCCCATATGTCGTCGTTGCAGATCTGGGCGAGGCGCACCCGGCCGCTGTCAGGCGTGAAGGCCGTGGTCTCGAAGTCCAACGCAGCGACGCCGTCGCCGATCAGGTCGAGCAGGCCGCCGAGGTCTGCCAGCGTGGTGACCTGCTGCCAGTTGACGGGCTCCGCCGACTTTGTCATCGTGTCGTCGCGGGCCACTGCCTGCACCTCCCTGTTGGACGCGGGATCGTCCAGTCCCTCTAGCCCCCGGCGCCGAAACGCCGGGGGCTTTTTCATCAGGCCGCCGGGCGGCGAGCGCGGCGCGGCGCGCGCTCCGGTTCCGGCTCAGGTTCCGCTTCCATGGCCGGGGCACCGCCAGCGTAGGCGCCTTCGATCAGGTCGTCGATCGTGCCGTCGCTGTCATCGAAGAACGCGGCGACCTCTTCGCGGGTCACCCACGCTACGATGTCGATCTTCGGCTTGTAGTTCCGCTGGCCCTGCGCCGTGAACATTTCGGTGCTGAGCTGAACCAGCGGCAACATCAGCCGGCCGGTCTCCTCGAACTGGCCGACGATGTAACGGTTCAGGTCGCTGACCACGTTGCAACCGGACTTGCTGGTCGTCGTGAACTTGATCGGCACCTCGGGGTCATCCGGGTGGATCAGGCCCAGACCCAGAGCAAACGCCCAACCTTCGCCGGCGCGCTCGTTGTAGGGGCCGTGGTCGACCAGCTGCGCCGCCGGGACGGCCTTGGTACGGCGCTCCGACACCGGCCACTCATGCTTGGCGACGGCGGTGCCGCCCTTCCAGCAGGTCCAGCCCTCGGTCGACGCAAGCGGCTCGACGATGAACACGTCGTCCGGGTCGACGTCGTCCTTCTCGCGCCCGAGGCTGTAGCTCCCGGTCTTGCCAGAGAACGACAAGTACTTGGTGTCGCCCCCGGGGCCCGAGGTGCTGCCGACGCTCTCGGCCAGCGCCGCCGCCGCAGCGCTCTCGTTCACCGCCAGCGCGCCGGCGCCAACGAACGCGGCCAATGCGCCGCTCTTCTTCTGCTCTTCTGCCATCTGCTTTCCTTTCATGCATTGGCTTCCGGGGTACCCGCCCGGCCGGGATCACCCATCCTCGTCTGCAAGCCACTTATGAAACTGGTGCGGGTTATAGTCAGCGTGCTCTGTGGATTTTAGCAGCAGCTCTGCTTCCTTACCGATGCGGGCCAAGCAAACAAGAAAATCCGCTGTCTCAAGTATCCCACGCACAGAAATCGCACCTCGCCCGCCTTCTTCGCCCCAGTCAGGGCACACTGAGCCCTCCTTCAGGTGGCCCTCACAACAAAAACTTAAGGTGGCGCCCCCAGCGGCCTTCTCGCCTGCTGGAAACCCATGAACCCTAAGCTCCACCGTCATTTCTGTTGCGGTGAGCTTGTCGATTGTAATCGTTCTGCTGCCCCCGAGATGTGATTGTGCGCTCATTATTTCACCACCAGTGTTTCAGTTGGGTTGCCGCGATAGGGTTCGAGGTCGACGCCGGGGCAGTGGTCCTTGACCACCTGCGCGTAGCTGACCGATCCTGCCCGGGTGGTGAGTGAAACCACGCGGTTGCCGACCTCGATCTTGTTGACCTTGCGGGCGGCCAGCTCGGCCTTGATCCGCTCGGCTGCCGCGGCCTTGTCGGCCTTGGCGTCATCTTCCCGTTCCTTCGCATCGCTGTAGTCCTCCACAGCTGCGTGCAGCCGGCTCCCGCGGTTTCCACGGGCTGGGGTAGCCGGCGCGCCAGCGGCCGTCAGGGAGGGCCTGCACAGCTCTACGAAGGGGCACATGGTCTTGCACTCCCGGCCGCCATTCGAGGCGCCCTCGCGCGGCAGGCGCTCGGGGCTGCGGGTGTTCAGGATGCGACGGGCCCGGGGCGCGAGCCGATCGAGGATATCAGGGTCGTGCGAGACGCGATGCTCGACGATGTCGTCGTAGTTCGAGGCGTCGATGTAGATGATCACGCCGTGCGTCGGCGGGTGCCCAGCCTGCTCCAGCAGCGCCATGCCGATCTGCAGCTGGACGACGTGCTCGTTCTTGGGCAGGTTCGCCCGGTTCGTGCGCGGATCGATCGACTTGAACTCGACCGCGACGACCTTGCCGGTGTCCTCGTCCTTGATGAAGCCGTCGGGCGTGGCCGAGATCAGGCCGTCGTTGATGCTCAACTGCTCGTCGCCGGCCCAGTGCAGCGGGACGTTGGCGGCGCGCAGTGCCTCGACCATGTAGCGTTCGGCGCTCTTGCCGCGCCGGGCGTAGCCCCAGCTCTGCTCGGGCTGGTCTTCGACATTCTTCGCGTACCACTGCTTGCGGATGCAGTACGCGATCTCGGAGGCGTTGGCGTACTGCGCCCGCACCTTCGGGTCGAAGGCTGTGCGGGCGTCGATCGCGTCGGCGCCCTGCTTGATCTTCTTGGCGATGCTCATGCCACGTTCCTCCCGATGTTGTTGAACTTCGCGTGCTGCGAGGCCTTCTGGTCCGAGATCCGAGCCACGGCCTTGTCGAGCTTGGTGCCGGTCGTCAGTGTGTCGACGTGGACGTGCTTCTCTTGACCGTACCGCCAGAGCCGGGCGTAGAACTGCTCCATGATTGACGGCGACCAGTCTTCCTCGACGACGATGATCTGGGTGCCGCCGTGCTGCAGGTTCAGGCTGACGCCCATGGCGGCGATCTGGCCGATGAACACCTGAAGCTTGCCGGCGTTCCACGCCTCCTGCATCTGCTTCTTCTGGGTGATGCTCGACCGGCCGTCGAGACTGGCGCAGCTGTAGCTCCGGTTGCCCTGCAGCTCCTGCTGGAGCGCGTCGATCACGTCGGTGTGCCAAGCTCCGACCAGCACGTTCTGGCCGCTCTCGACCCGCTCGGCGATCTCGGCCGCGGCGGCCTTCACCTTGCCGAGCCCGAGCTGCCGCCGGATCGTGGCCAGCGCAGGCTCCTTGGTCTCCAGCTTCTGCCGGATCTCGGCCACCGTCGAAGCTTCCAGCTCCTTCAGCGCAGCCTTCAGCTGGGCGTCAGCGTCGAGCGGGATCTCGTACCGCCGATGGGTCAGGGGCGGCATGCTGGCGAAGACCTCGTCGAGGTCGACCCGCAGGGCGTGGCCGCCGCCGTAGACCCAGTCGGCCAGCTCGGCCGTGTTCTTGTTGCCGACCACCATCTCGACCGGCCACCGCGCGCCCGGGAAGGTCCGCTTCTGGGTCACGGTGAACTTCAGGTCGAACTTCTGCTTGCTGGTGCCGCCCAGCCGTGCACCCATGCCGGCGAGGTCGGCCCGGGCGAGGAACGGGTACATGTCGTCGTTCCACCGGGTGATCGGGGTGCCGGTCAGCATCCACGAATAGTCGGCGCCGGCAGCGATCCCGCCCCGGCCGAGGATGGCTTTGGTCCGCTTGGCCTTCACGCTCTTCAGCGCGTGGCTCTCGTCGCAGATCAGGATACCGCCGGCCAGCCAGTCCCGCAGCTCCGCGGCCCTCCCGGCGGCGATGGCGTAGCTGACGACCAGCGCCCGCGCGGAGCCGGGCGCCGTCTTGCCGGTCTTCAGGATCTTGGCTTCGATGCCGAGGTGCTCCGTCGTCTCGTCCAGCCACATGGGCAGGGCGATCGGCGGCGCGATGATCAGGATGTTCTTACCGGGAAGCTTCTTCGCGGCGTACAGAGCCGTCAGCGTCTTGCCCGTCCCCATGCCGAAGAACAGGCCCTTGGTGCCCGTGCCTGACGTGAGGAAGGCGACGCCGCGCTCCTGATGGGGGAAGAGTGTGATGCTCATCTGCTGCTGCCTTCTCTGCTATCTGCACCCCCTGAGTATCAGTTGCTGACGGGGTCGTCAAGCACAATCCGATCGTCGGGGTCGTCTCGATGCTCCACCCCCAGCCCAGCTCGCGCAGGACGGCGCGGGCGTGCTTGACGGTGGTGCGCAGGGTGTCCTCGGTCATCCTGTGGATGCCGCAGTCGTACATCGCTTGCGTGATGTAGCCGTAGGTCAAGGTGCGCCCGGGGGCTCCGGACAGGATCAGAAGCAACCTTGCTACTCCCGGGCGCACCTTGACCGGCCGGGCCCTGTCGATCAGGGCCGCGACGTCTTCGTCAGTGGGTAGGGTGGTGTTCATGCAGCGCCGCCGCCAGTTCCGCGTTGGTCCTGCGCAGGTTCCGATTCGTCTCCTGCGTCTTGTCGAGGGCACGGATCAGGCGCGCGTAGTCGTCCTCCACCTGCCCACGCTTGCCGACCATCAGGGCGGCCATGATCAGGCCTCCGACCGTGACGCCGGCCGAGAAGATCAGGGCGTTGGCGATCAGGTCAAGCATTGGAGCCTCCCATCAGGCTGATTACCCTGAGCTTCAGGGCGAGGATCATCTCGTCTGCCAGCATCAGCTCCTTGCGCAGGCGGCGGTTCTCGTCCTTCAGCGCGACCTCGAAGTCGTACATCAGGGCGTCGTCCTCGCGGATCTCGACGCCGTCTTCGTCCAGCTCAGCCATCGTGCCGCTCCT